TGCTAGCATTAGGAGTTCTCGGATTGACGCAAGTTAAGTTACCAACACTAGCTCCAGTTTGGAAAGCTTGCAGTGTTTATCAATCGAAATACCTAAACATAATGTCAACAGCTTTTTCGTACACTTGGTAGCTGATAAAAGGAAACGTGGCACATGCGTGTTATCTCCCTGTGTGGATATACAGAATCTATAGGCCCAGGAGCACGGAAAGACGTCGCGTCCAAAATCGAGAAGCTTTCTTCACATTCTGCTTGCAGCACACTACTAACGAAGCATTGATCTACTAGCTAAAGAACATGCGCGACGGAGGAAAAGGAGGATTTGACTGGGATAAGAAAGTAGCTGGTGCTTCAATCGACCTATTGAATAATTACAGAGTGTTGGACCCTAAGGATAACAATCTATTCAAAAAGTATGACTAAAGAAGAATCAAAGAAAAACCTAACGGGAATATTGAGGACCCAATCTATTACAATACGTCGGGACAATGTATATCCCTCTAAGAACTGAGAGTCGAACTGAAGAACATAGACAGAATCGACAAGAAAGAAACACAACCTATCTTCAATCCTGGCTTAGACATGTAACATAATGACGTCACGTTACATTATGCCAAGATTGATAATACGATGCTCTTGGACACAATCATGTCTAGAATGCTTGGCAATGAAAATGTACCTGAAGACAGGGCTAAAGCCGAGTACGTAAAGTTCTTAAGGAAGAAAATGAAAACGATTAAGAAGAAGGTTGAGTTGTAAGCCTGTATAATAGAACCCTTATCAGTAAGAGAATATATCGAATAATTGAAATCATCCAGACAAAGAGCCCGATACCTCCGAATTCAAGAGCAAATGAGCACCAGTAACGACATTAGAAGAACACTAACCGTGGAGCTTAAGAAGTACGAGCAACAGTTCACAGAGAACGTCCGTGGTCGTGTCATAATATCCCCCCCAGAGTCACTAGTCCTGTATCTTGGTGTGGTGAACCATTATTACTTACGTTTGCTTAAAGCTATACATCATGAATTCGTGTCTGGGTTGGACTTGGAGCAATTGGCAGATAAAATATCAGAGTCGGTATCCCGGGTAGAGGATTACTTGTTGGTTTCCATGGACGGATCTTAATTTGACGCCTCACAACATGACTGGCTGTTTAAAGAAATAGACATTCCACTATTGAAGATAGTAATACCAATAGTAGGCTAAAAATTACAATGGGACTATTAGGTCATAGAGAATTTGATAAAAGTAGTCTGCAAAACCAAATTTGACATCCAGGTGTTCTACATGGGTACAAGGCGTATCATGATGACAGGTAAAACAGTAGGAATGACACTTTCAGGCGTGTCTCCTCAAACCACTGCTGGGAATACAATCAGAGAGATCATGAAAGCAAAGTTCTTCAAGTATAAACTGGGAGCCCGTTCGGACCAATATCAGACACTACACGCCGGGGACGACACACTGCTAATGATTTCCAGAAAGCTACTCACACAGCAATTGGATTTGTTTTCACAATACTTTTCACCAATCCAGGATCCAATTCCCCATGGAATAGGTTTTCAGGTAAAAGAATTGACAATTTCAGATACGTATGCTGACTTTCTATCAAAAGACATATTAGTAACGGCAGACACAACATTGGTAGCCAGAAAACCAGAACGAGTTTATCAAGGCGGTCAGCTGAGTACAAAACTGACAAAAGAGCTGACCCCGGAAATATTCAATTACGGTATTACATAGTAACTAAAAGCAGGACACGGTTCCCACCCCTTTTACGAGAGCTATATCAAATACAGAGAAGAGTAACTTCCAAACAAACCCGGCAAAACAATGAGTGACGACTACAAGACATTACACAACCTAAACAAAAACGCTAGGTATGATAACAAAGAGCATTGTAGCTTATATGACCAATACCTCCCATGGCTAAGATGCAGCGACTACGACTTTTAATGGGATGAGTATTTTAGATCGGATGTTATCCCGAATTTACAATACGAATACCCGGATACAGGTTTTCCATCCACGTTTAACAGGAAACAACTAAAGGTGGCTGGTGGAGGCGCGAATAGCAGGCATAGGACACAAATTGTTAACCGTTAACGGTGGTTGGGCTACAAAAGAAAAAGTCCTGTAAAACACTGGGTCCACGTTAGCAAAAATCATTACAACAACTGTAATAAACACTAAATTAACAAACTTTACATTAATCAAAAACATACACCAATGGCAGAAAAAAGACAAAACCGTAGAAAGAGAGGAGAAGTCTGGAGATCCAAGCTCAGAGGAGATGAGCTTAAAGATGAGGTAGACAAAGCTATGAAGTAATACAAAGACGCGGAAACCATCAAAAAATTGGAGGACAAGATCATGGCTATTGAGAAGGAAGCATAAAAAGAGGTTGGAGACAAAACTCCGCGGGAACTCGTTGAAATGTACATCAAAGGCAGTGACACAGAGAAGAAAGAGCTTAACTAATATATGTAATAAATTAGGAAAGCCGCTTCACCCTTTTATGGTATTCCAACTAGAGATATCAACCAGTTCTATCCAGACTTCACTTACGAACAAAGACAAAAAGCTCAAGACGAAGGATTTTAAGCACTAGCAAATATTGGCGCTTATAAAGCGGGAAACGTAATTAAAAACGGAAACGTGTTGAATCAAGAAGCATTTGATTTGGCACCAACAGAGCAGGAGTATGCAGATTATAGCAAGACTATGCAGTAATTGTATGACTACGCTCAACAAGAAAAAAGTACCCTTACCAAAACATAAATAAGAGAACTAATAGCTCTTGACGATTGGAAGAGCTTCTTATGGAAGAGCGCCCCAAAAATCATGACGCTAGGAGCTCCGTTTGTTACCCAACTATATAATGCGTTTGTCAAACCTGCCGTCCACGGACTAGCTGACAAACTCGGAGTTTCAGG